GCAACAGCTATTAAAGAGGGGATGTCAATAATAATATGTTTACTGACAGGTATATTGGCGATTATGATACAGAAAATGATGTAAAACAGACAAGGAGTGATTATTATGGCTATGGGCGTACACCCACTAAACAAAGATAAGTTTTATGAAGCAATTAACCTGTACATATCGGGGCAGGTTTCACAGGTAAAAGCGGCAAAAGTAGCAGGTTGTAGCGTACCGACATTTAAGAAATATGCTAACAAGATTTACGGCGGTGAGGAGTTGCCAAATAATTTATGGGGGAAGAAGTGATATTATGAAAATAACAGAAAGGAATAACTGCATTGAAGAAATGCGTAAATGCTACAAGTTTGAGGATGATAAAACTGAAATAAGACTTGGCAGTATGCCAAGCGGTGGCTGTGACAGATGTGTATCTGTCACAGCACAATGAATGAAAACGGAACACAGATTGAAATGACAAAATATGCAAATAAACTGAACAAGGAGCGAGATTATGGAACACCAAGTAATTGAGGGAACCGAAAAAGAAATAATAAGGCTTCAAGAGGAATTAGACGAAGCCAAGTTAGGAATAAAAACATCACAGAACGAGTTTCTCATTTGTGGTAATACGATGAAAATAGATATTCTTGG